GTTATTGGCCATAAATTTTCTAATCCGTCTGATTTTCCACTTCCGCGCCCGTGAGGGAGCCATCGCTGGCGCGGATGAATTTCACGCGGCGGTTTTTCTGTTCTTCGGGCAAAGAGACGTTGAAGGTTGCTGCGGCTCCTTTGCTCTTGGGCGCGCTCGCTGTCTCCGTGATCTTGGTCGAAATCGGATTCGGGCTGCGCTGTTCGAGCAGTTCCAATGCGCGCTCGAACGGGACCTGCGGGAAATCCTTGTTGATTCGCACTGCCCGACCGACGGTCTCGCGCAGTTCCTTGTCCCGCTGGTCGTCCAGGCCGCGGTAGTGCATGCCGTGCCATTTCTGGGCCAAAATCATTTTGTTCGTTGTGCCCAGCTTCAGGGACTCGCGGTCCGCCTGCGCGTCGTTGCCCGCGTCCACGCTCAAGGGCTTGGGCAGGCCTGGCTCCCACGAGAGCGCGTCCACGGTGTCGTCGTTGCGCGGCAGGCCGCCGCGTTTCATCTGCTTCATCACCGCGTAGGAAATCGCCCGCTTCCAGCGGCGGTATCCAGTCCCTTGGCGGGACCATATTGATTGGTTGGCCAGCTCGCATAGAACGCGAGTCGGGGCGCGCCCGGTGGAAGTCAGGTCGAGCAGCTCTATGAACCAGCCCACGCTAGACAGACATCCCCGCGTGATACGCTCGACGAACTTTTCGGTGTTCGGATGCGGGTTTTTGTAGGTCAGAGCTTCGATGGATTCGTTGCCGGCCGATGAGAGGTAATACATTTCGCCGCCTTCAATCTCCTCATAGGCCACTTGCGCGCCGCTTCCGGTGGGCGCCTGTGTATCCGTCTCCTCGGTGATTACTTCGTTGCCGAGCGCGGCTTCGCCTTCCTCGTTTTTCTGGATGAGGCCGATGGACGCGGCGCGCTTGACGCCCCGCTGCATGAATTCGTCGATGTCCTGAAGCGACATCCATCTGAGTAACGAAGTCGCTATTTTCGGGATGCCCCTGACTTGGTCGGCCCAGGTCGGCTCGTAGGCTAGATCCGCATTGTAAGCCGATATGTCCTGATAATCGCCGTCCTCCCCGATGATACGCAGGCCGATGGCTCGCGAGTTGCGGTCGAGAATGATGCCGTCGAAAATCTTGGCGCCGTCGAACGGCCCGCCCTGGACGATGCCGCCCGGCGCTTGCCCCTGCGGACTCATCCGTCCGGCGCCGTATGTAGCGATTTTGGTCGAGGGATAGAAAGCGAGTTGGGGGAAACCGTTTGCACTCTCAGTGAGCACCATCGCGTCGTCGCCGTCAACGTCCCAGGCCATCCCGGAGAGAAGCATCGAGCGTTTGAACGAATACTGCGGGCCGCGCACGTTCGCGTTGGGCATCCAGACGTTGTTAATCCAGTCCTCGACCACTGCGCCCCAGGCCGGATTGTTGCCGGCGTAGTGAGCGTCCCAGGCGTCGCCGAAAGCCCAGTTGTTTTTCGTGACGACCGCCGAGTTGAGAACGTCGATTTGCGCGAACAGTTGGCGCGCGTAGTTGACCATCTCCCAGCGGTCGTATTCGCTGACGTTGGATTTGGTGTCTGGGCTGAGCCAGTAGCGCGGACGGTTCTGGCGCAGGTTGTGGCGCGGTGACGGGTAAAGGAAATAGGAGACCGGCTGTCCGGTCGGGCCGAACAGTTTGGATTGCCGGCGAGAGGCTGGCATCCGGCGCGGGAGGTCGATTGAGACGCTCACGAGAAGGTGAATCGGGCCCGCGTGCGCCGAATCCGCGAGGTGTAGGGGTTGGCGTAGATGCCCGGCAGCAGAACGAACAGCGAGTAAAGGACCCGCTTGATCTCCACCTCGACGCGGCTGCCGCCCTGGAAGGAGCGGATTTGTTGGAGGCCAGCGGCTGAAGTCTGCGAGACAAAGCCCGTGGTCGTGCGCTTTTGCAGCGCATCGAGCATGACCTTCAGCTCATCTTCAGTCTTGGTGACGTAGTAGTTGACCGGCATTCTGGGAATGCCGAGGGGTCAACGGTTTGGGGATGCCGGTCTCTCCCGGCTGTCACCGCTTTTTTGACGTTGCGCGGTTCAAGTCCCGAATCTTGTCGGGTCGAAAGGGTCAGGCGACCCGCTTCCAGAATTCGCGCTCGATCCTGACGGAGATGTTGTAACAGAACTTCACGCGCTCGAATTCGAAACGGGTGGCCGCTTGCGCGGCGAAAGTTTCATCTCCCTCTATGTAAGTCACCGGACCGATTGGAACAGCCACCGAGGCCCAGCGTTCGCGGGGGTCGCGGTCAATCGTTTCGAGTCGCACGACCTGACCGATCCGGCAATCCTCTGGCCTATGGCACAGCATGCCGCATTGAACCAAATGGCGTTCTAAGTCATCCGTCGGCCCTGACTCGAGCGTATCGTATCTGCGTATCAGTTCGGCGGCCATGAGTGTGAACAGTCTTTCGTCCGCCAGATTGATTCGCGCGCCAGCGTCGTGCGTCGTGTCTATCAGATTGGAATTGTGCCGCCCGGTGCCTTCCTCGAATTGGCGGATGAGGTCTTGCGCTTTGCGGACCTGGTTCTTGAGGGCTTGCTCGCGGGTGTTCATTCGGTGAGCGTGAATTCCTGTTCGCGTGACAGCTCGCACTCGTAAGCCCATCCTTCGCTGTTCATCCCGAATGCGACGGCATAGAGCGTGCCGTGGGGGCGGAAAAGAATTCCGGTAACGATCCCGCGCTTGCCGTCTGCGCGATGATACACCGTGCTGCCGATTTCAAATTTCACCGCATCAGGTCGGTTCATTTTCGCTGGTCAGTTCTGCTGGCCCCACGATACCGACAATGGCCATGAACGCCATCAGCATACCGCACTTGTCCCACTCGTGGTTTGGCCGGCTCTCCTTCACAAGCAACCACCGCGCCGACTTTTTCCCGTTAGCGAACTTTTCCTCGCGCCGTTCGGATCGCATCTGGGCGAAGTGCGAATAAGGGTCGGAGTTTGGCAGCGTGTCGGGGAGAAACCGGAGCTTGGGCACGGTCGGCTCGCCATCGCGACGGGGACGCAAGAGGTCTTTCGCGTGCAGGTTGCTCCACTCATACCAAGGAGCGCGCGGTCCCTTGCCATCCTTGCCCAGATTCACGTTGTAGAATTTGCGCTCGCTGTAGATGCGCCACTCCTTCACCTTGGTTCGCGGATGAACGTGAACGAACATTTCCTGGCCACTCCCCTTCAGGCCGGTCCAGCAGAGCCAGACTTTGCGCGTCTGCTTTCCGATCTTAACAAGTCCTACGTGGCCGCGGCGCACGCACTCGGTGAGGACCTTGACCATCTCGTAACCGCAGTCGAGAAAGGCGTGCTGGTCTTTGACCTTCCATTGAGTTTGCACCGCGCCGATTTCGTCGAAGCTCGCGCAAGTGACGCGCGCCAACTCGCGCGCCACGCCGGACAGGGCCACGGCAAAGACGCTGACGTAGAATTTCGCCAGGTCGCGCTGGCAGTCGGCAATCAGGCAGCGGTGCGCTTCCTCCGGCCAGTCGGAATGAATGTCGTAGGGCTCGTGGATGACAGCGCGATGCTCGTCGGCTGTGTCTGTGCTCCAGCTCAGGCCCCACTCCTTCTGGTAAAATTCCTGAAGCGGGAGACGGTATCCCAATTCGTCGGCGGCGACCTTCGCCTTGAGGTAAGCCACCGCGAGCTTGCCCAGCGCGATGCGCGGGGACGCCGGCTGCGGCCAGTGGAAGCCGACGAGTTCTTTTGGCGCGCCGGGATTGGTCGGCGTGAAGTGGTAGCTGTCGCAGAGTTGCCGGCGCACTTCGGGCCGGTCCTCAATCCGCGCGTCGCACCGGTAGCAGCGGATGTGAGCCGAGCGCCAGACCGCGTCCCAGTTCCAACGGCCGCCCGGCTTGGTCGTTTCGTTGCGGTCCCAAGAAAGGCCGGAATAGGTTCCGCGCAGTTCGGGCTTCGGGTGGTCTTCGCCGCGCAACCGTGAAATGTCGAATGGCTGCGCGAACGAGCAGAACGGGCAGCGGAAGTTAAGTTCGCGCTGGTCGGTCTCCTTGTGGATCGTGTCGGCGTCCTCGTCGCAGATCCCGCCTTGTCCGATGACGAGGAACTTGGAGGTGTCCGGGTATTGCGTCATCCGGTAGCGCGCCTGTCGGAGCAGGCCGTTGGCGCGGGCCATCCAGGCCTCGTCCACGATCACGTAGCGGTAGCTGAGCGACTGGCAGTTCCCCTCGTTCAGGCCGCCCACGACCAGCTTCATCGCGTGGAATTTGATTCGGGTTTTTGTTTTCTCGTGGTCGGCGACTTCGAGGAGCAGGCGCTGGATTTCCGGGACGCTGCGGATGAGAGGCATCAAGCGGCCGCTGCAATAAAGGAGCGCCTTGGGGTCGGTATCCAGCAGGAACAGGCAATCGCCGGGGTCGTGGAGGATCCAATACGGGATTGTGATGTCCTCAATAAGCGATTTGAGTGTTTGTACGCCGGCCTGGATGGATACAACGCGGACGCGCGGATCGCGGATGGCCTCGAACGGCTCGATGAGCCACGGAGCGGAGTGAATGTCGAACTGCCCCTTGACTGAGTAGCCGGCCTGGAGGTTCAGCGCGCCGGCAAACTCGTAAATCTCACCGCGAAACGGCGCGGTCCACGCATCGCGAATCGCGGATGCTAGGAAATCGGTTGGCTTGGCTGGCACTCTGCCAGCCGCGCCGCGTCCACAAGCCACTCACAGAACTCGCGCGTCGTCGTGCTGCGCTGCGCATGGCTCATCAATCGCCACGTCCGCTTGTCCGCTCCCCGGGCATGTAGGCGCATGGGCGTTTGAATCTGTCGCGGGGAAATCCCCGAGAAAAAGAGCCACGTCCTTTTTATTTGCGGGAATCCCCACCAACATTGCCAGACCTCCAGCGTGAACCCATGCGGTTTGCTGGGTCCAGAGAGAGGCAACGAAGCGGCAGAAAACAATCTGCTGTGCGCTGGCTGTTCTAGAATTCCACCCCACCGCCGGACCTGCTCGACGCACCACAGGCCGAGTTCCATTTCGCCCGGTTCCGGCTTTGCTTGAGCCGCGCAGAAAACAGACCATGCGCGACAAGGTGGATGGGCAATCACCGGCATTCCTCCGGGAAAGGTGCGAGCATCGCGTTTCCGGTCGTAAATCTGAACGCCGGGAATGCCGACGTAATTGCTGTTGGCCCTGGCGCACAAAACAGCCACTAATCCTCTCCCCGCTGTGAAGCCTCCGCGCGGGGGCGTGGAAACGCCTGGACGCAATCCAGACTCAGGGAGAGGAAATTGGATTTCCCGCGTCGGCTTCACGGGGCGACTTTGCGCCAGGCGCGACGGATGTCAAGTCACACCGCCCGCATCACCAGCGCCACGAGCACTGCGACCAGCGCCAGGAACCAGCAAAGGAACTCGGCCCCGCTCACTTCACGCTGCAAATTTATGTTCACGATGGTTGGACGGTGGGCAAGGGCGGTTGCTCGCTACAATTCGGAGGTGAAGATTGTAATGAGCAGAATTGGGATCGACAGACGGCCAGGCGGTGGATCATCGGGGCATATGACAAGCGAATCAGTTGGTGGGATTGGCGGGCTGCGGATTATCGGCCTGAGAATTTGTGACGGCAGGTTCCGGCGCCTTGTCCAGCCAGCCGACGACGCCTTCCCGGAACGTGGCGCAAATCTCGTCGACGGCGCGCTTCATCCGTTCCACGACTTCGATGGGGGTTAGGCCGGCCAGGTTCGGGGCAACCTCTTGCTCAAGGATTCGCTGCAAGACCGCGCGCTGGTGGAGGGAGACGTTTCGAAGCGCTGGGCCGATGACAGCCTTCTCGACGTATTCGCCGCGCATGAGGGCCAACTCTTCTTGCTGCCGTTCGCGCTTGGCCTTTGTGAGCGCCAGTTGCTCCTTGGCCAGCTTGCCGTTCTTTCGTCTCAGCAGCTCGGCTTGATATTTGATGAAGCCGACTAGGACCTTGCCGGCGATGTAGCGGCCGTGGGCGGGGTGCGGGTAGTGGCCCTGAGTGGCCAACCGGAGCAGGTGGCGGGCGGTCAGGCCGGTGATCGCGGTCAGTTCCTCGGCCGAGATTGTTCCGGGTGCGTGTTCGTCGGGCATTCACCGGACACGATTTGTCCGCGCCGGACACGATTTGTCCTGGGTGTATTCACCCAAAACGCGATTTGGCGAGTTGGCGGGTATTGGGGAGCGTCCATGCTGGAAACGGGGCAGGAAGGCGGCAAAGCGCGCGACGGCGGGTGCGGCGGACACGGACATGCGGATTTCGGACGCCGCGAGCCCGAAAGCCGATCATAGCCGGTAACCCGTGTGGCCCCTCACCCCCGATAAAAGATTCCTTGACCGGGGTCTTTTCGGTCCTTGTCGCGCATAAAAATCAATTGATTCACCTAGAGATCGAAATGAAAACCATCCTTAGGATTGCACTCGGCATCGTTGCCGGGCCTTGTCTTCGTAATCTGGTGGGCGTTCATCGGCGGTACCGGATGGACTGAAGAAAAAGCTTCCGAAGCTTCCGAGCAGGCAGGGGCGGGAAGTGCGACGGAAGGTTCGGAAGGATATTTTCCACTCCAACGGAGTGGCACCGACGAGACTGCAGGTGCCAACGCGAGGCGACAAGCTGGCGGCCGGCTCGCGCTTGGCGATTCATTTCTTGCAATACAACTTTGCGCGCATCCATCAAACACTGCGGTCAAACCCCAAACTTCTCCGGCCAGAGTTCCCTGAAGATCGGTTCCAGTGTTTGGCGCAGTTTGTCTTTCCCTTCAGCCGGCCAGAGCGAGAGCGGATGCTTGACCGCGTAGGCGACGGACTTCGAGAATTTGCCGATGCCTTCGATAAAAGCCGGCCAGCTTTTCGTCGCGCCGTTTCCGTTGCCGTTTGGCCCCTGCTCCTCGCGGTCGGCGCACAGACGAAGCGCCTCGCGTAGCGAACCGGCGCCGTCCCCGTTCAAATTGCGCACGCGTGCGTAATTTGCGGCCAGGCGCATGTACCGATTTGCTTTGCTCTGCGTCACGAGCGGACAGTTGGCTGAGAGCCATTCCATCCATTTGCCGTGCCCGACGATTTCTTTGATCTTCAGAAGGCGCTGGCCTTGGAGGGACATTTCGCAGAGCCAGTCAGCGGCCTTGCTGCTTGTCTGGTCTTGCAGCGCGGCGATTGCGTCCTGTCCGTCGTTGATCTCGCGGGCAAGCGAGTTGAGCTGGTGGCCGCGTGCGCCGCCGGGTTTGATGAGGTCGAGTTTTTTCATTTCGTTTGCGTCTCTGGGTTGAGCGACTCGAATAGCGCGCGGGTGTAGTCTCGGATTTGATCGCTGGTATCGCGCGCATCGTTGATCTCCAAAATCTCCGGCTCAAACTCGGCGGATGCGCGCTTGACGATTGAATGATTTTTCATCGTCGTGGTTCTGGTGACTTCGATTTTCATAGGCTGAGCATTGCCCAAAGGCGCGAGAGCGCCCCGGAAAGTTTTCGGGCGAATCTTCTTAAACGGCCCGGCCTGGAAACCAGTTCCTTGCCGGCGCGGGCGAGGCGCGGGTTGCGGTAGAAGCGGGTAGTCATTTGTCTTTCGCGTTCGCCAGCGCGACAAGAGACAGCGCGATAACGTGCCCGAAGAAGCCGCAGCCGATGACCCACCACCAGCTTCTCACTTCCATCCCCCAGCCCTTCGTCAGCGTCAGGTAGGAAACGGCCATTGAAATGGAGATGGCGAATATGTTTAGCACGATGCGTCGGAGTTCGTTCATTTAGTCTTTCATGTGGGCAATCCGAATTTTGGGAAACGACCGCTTGAAATCGTCCACCGCGCGGCCGAGCGACTGCTTCTTTTTGCCGAATCCGGCAGCCATCTCGGTCATGGTCAGTGTGCGAAGCTGGGACAGGAACACCCAACAAAGGACAACGGCGCGGTTCTGAAGGCCGTCGCAATTCTTCATCCCGTCCTGCCAGAGCCATTCAATCACACGCGTGATGACGTAGCAGGCCGCGTCGATTTCCTCATCGCTGAGAGCGGCAACGTGATCCTGCGGATCAACACGAAACACGTTCCGGTCAATCTCGGCGTAGTCGAAGCCGCACGACGGCTCCAGGTGGCCGTCCTCGGCGTGGGAAGCGGTGCAGCGCGAAGGATCGGCGGACCCATCGGCGCTCAGCAAGGGAACCTCCGGTCAGATAGACCCGGAGTCAGAACCAGAACGTATCGCAGAAACGACAAGCGTGGGGCTTATCGCAAGGGGCGTGCCATGTCAGAGTTGGGAAATCAGGCCGTCTATCGGCCCGCAGTAAATCGCTTTGCAGAATTCCTTCAACTTGCGGGTTGGCTCCCCGGCGGGCTTTTGCAGATGGGCCGCTTTGACCATCGGATCGTAAACCGCACGGATCTGCTGCGGAGTCACCCCGTAGCCACGAAACAGTTCAGATTCAGAAATTGAGGATCGGAGGTCGGGGGTCATATGCCGCGTTGGTTATGAAGTTCCTGAACGGCCAAATCGTAGAACGGCTCTAAGTTGGGCCGCCATCTGCGCACAACATTCATGATCACGCTCAACATTGATTGCTCCAGTGAGTCCGACTCGTTTAAAAACATTGCGAGGTCTCGCAGGAGTCTGTGACTGGAAGTGTCTAAGAGCAGCAAACCGATTTCTTTGTGTAATTCCCAAACGGCATTGTGACATGTTCGGCAAAGCGTCATTAGCTCGTCGTCCTCGTATTCCCAGGGAGCTGCGCCGCTTCTGTAGAATTTGTGATGGACTTGCAGTTGTTCCAGTTTTTCAAAGCACATGCGGCACGTGAAGTTGTCGCGGTCGAGGATTTCTAACCGCTTCTTTTGCCACCTTGGGTCGCAAAGCTTTTCTGAGTAGCTGGTCTGGGGCATTTGGTGGAAGCCATTCCGCCCCCGAAAGTGATACCGGCGCGCGATGTGGCCGCAGTCAGAAGGCGGAATGGAAAGCTGAGTGTTCATCACGCTTTTTCGGCTGTATCAAAGCCGCGCGAACTTTCAGGCGATCACTGGCGGATTGCAAGCAGCAAAGTTGTTCACAGGACTTACTGCTGCTGACCATTTTTCAATCTCCCCTATTATTATTAAGGGCTGTGATTAAGTCCGACAAACTCCAAACACACCGCAGCTGTGGCCTAGTCTGGGCATGGACGCCGTTAATAACTCACCAAAAAATTCACTTTCCCGAGCCGAACCTCATTAACAGAAATCAATTCACATATTTTACCCTGCAAATCCACTGCCCTTTCGAGTCCCCGACCTGGACCGACTCAATGACCAGTTCCCCGGCCCGGTCCCGTTCGCACAGCGCGAAAAAGTCCTCCGAGTTCTCCGTCACAATCTCTCGCGGGTGATCATCAAATTTGAGTTCGGGTTGCGCCGTCTTCACAGGCTCAACAGCGTTTGCTCCGGCGGCTTTTCATCCTTCGGCGCGTGCTTCTCGCAGACCATACCGCCGCGCTGCGTGTCGAGAACCGTGGCGACCTCCCGGCAGAGTTTCCCGTCCTCGCGGTAGGCGACGCATTGCGGGACCTGGTATTGCCTCAGCGAGAGCCAGCCGCGTCCGATGCGGGCCATGAGCCGGCGGTGATTTTGCTTTTGATTCACTTCGAGTTGCAGTGCGACCACAACAGGCCGCGGCGCGCATCGAAATGCGTGGCCATAGCGCAGCGCAGGTGAACGGGTTTGGCCTCGCAACAGTTGCCTTCCTGCGTGCCGGTGATTGTGAGCAACACCGATTCAGCATCCTCGTTCGTGCCGCAGACCGGACAGAGCGCCCCAACCGGGAAATGTTTGAATGACCGCGGCTCCCTCATGTCGATTTCCACAACCATCTCGGCAAACGAATCAGGCGAATTGATTTTCGCGTGTTGCCTCTGGCATCCAATCCGGGCCACCAAATAATTCCCGGAATCCAATGCCAGCGTCCGCATTCGAGTTGCAAAGACCCGCCGAAGATTTGCAGTTCGTAATCACCGACCATTGGACCGCGACGCAGTTTCATTCCGTCAACTGTTTTTCCGCCGCTCCTCAGCCAGCAAGACAAGCGCGCAGGCCAGAAGAGCGGACAAAATTTCAGGCTTGTAACCCGTAGCTCCGATCGCTTTCACCCAGCAGTCGGCGCAATCCTCGAGGCCCAAATTAGTGCCATCCATTTGCTCAACCATCCTATTGACGGCCGCGAAAGCATTTTGGATCGCCCGCTCCTGTTCCGCTCGGGTCATAGAATCATCCGCAGCGGGATCGCCGCGATTTCCGCCTTGGGCGCTTCGTGCGATTCAAGTTCCAGGTCGAACTGCGCGTAGTCCTTTGGCGCTCGTCCTAGCGGGACGGCGATTCGCGTGATGAAGCAAACGACCGGAACGCCTGAGTCGGTCTCTCCTTCCCAGACTCGCGCCGGCACGCCGTTGATTGAGTCAACCGTTGTTGTTGAGTGTATCGTGATTTTCATTTCCGCCCTTCCGCCGGCATCGCCAACTCCTCCAGCTTTTCAATCGCGTCCACGAGACGGGCACGCCGTTCGCGCCGGCGGACCATAGCCTCTGCCCATCGCTTATCGCTAGCGTTTTCATCGTTGGAAATCATCGCCTCGTTCGCGACGGCCTGCGTGTAGCTCACGAACAGATCATGCATGTATTTGGTCATATCGAATTCCCCGCCACGAACTTTTTCCTCGCCTGCTTCCACGGCACGCCGTTCTTGCGCGCCGCGCGTTTTGCCGCCGCTTCTTTCTGGCCGTGCCCAATCGCGGCCTAGCGGTAGATGTCGCTCAAGGCGCACACGTATTGCGCGCGCCGTCCCTTGAGCCGGAGACCGACCAAAGCCTCGTTCTGAGAGCCAGCTGGCGCGAGCGTTACGATGACCGCCCGCGCCTCGTAGAATTTGCCCGTCTCGCGCGCCACGGGCTTTGTGAGCTTGGTCATTTGCGTCCCTCCGAAAGACCGCCATTCATCCCCGCAATCGCTTCCATCGCCCAGTCAAGGCGCGGGAGAAACAGCGCGAGAGCCTCCGCGATTGCCTCCTGGATTTTCTCGTCGCGGAACACCACATGCACGACCGGCGGGAAGTGCCGGCGATACGACACGAACTTCCACCACGGACGCCCAGTGACGAACATCGCGCCGTGAACTTGCGCCCGGTATTCTTTGGGGACTTCGCCGTCGAGCAGGTATTTGACGTGCGCCGTCGGCTCCGGGCATTTGACCTCAAGTCCGCCGTCCTCGCCGATCAGCCCGTCCGGCGAGCAGGCCACGCGGCCATCGTCGGTCGTCACGAGTCCGACGCGTTGAACCGTCTCGCCAAATTCCAGTTCATACCAGGGTAGCGCCTCTTCCTCGCGGATTTTGCCAAACTCCATGTCGAGCGAAGAGAAGCCAGGCAGCGGACCCCCCAGCCATTTTTCAGCGACTTTCCGCGCAAGATAAGTGGCTGGCATCTGCCCCTTGCGGATTTCAAATTCGGGCGTCAAAAGCTGGTCGAACTCCGACGCGGTTGGAATCCCGGCCCTGGCGGCGAGCCATTCGAGCGAGCCTTGCTGGATGTCGGTGCGGATTTTCATATCGCGACAAGGTCCTCGGGTTTGCACGACTGAGAAGTTGTGCCTTCACAGCCGAATTTGCCCACCTGCCGGTCGAACCGGACGAAGGCGTAGCGGGAATTGCAGGACGATACAGTGCCGTGCTCAACGTCGGGATGCTCCATGTTGCCGTGCGCGTGAAGAGGCACGTAGGCAACTCGCATACCAGGCTTGATGTCTGACAGGTTCACTGCTTGCCTTCCTCTCTCAGCCGATCCTGGAACTCATGCAGATCTCGCAGCCGCTTGCGGTAGTTATGTTGGATGGCCCGAATCCGTTTTCGGTCATCAGAACGATGTGGTAGCCGTCGAAGTCCGCGTAAACGGAGTCGCCGATGTATTCCTTGTTCATCGGCGCATCGCCCCTTCCTTGCGCCGCAGGTATTCGTCCAGGATGTTGTATTTCGTGGACGGGATGTCCTCGTAGTTCGCAGCACCCGCGAACTTGAGAAACTTCGGCTCGTCGCTGCTGGTCTGCCGGACGCGCAACCGGAGTTCGGTCGCCTGCCCTGGCGTGATCTTGCCGCCCTCGGCCCGCGCGTCGTCGTCATGGTCGATAA